CGTTATATTGATTTGTGATGGTATTATCAGCTATCGCCGTATATCTTTTAATAGTCATTATCTAACACTCCCTTTAATATCGATAGAAGGAAATTTAATCTCAAATACTGCGTTTAGAGGACAAGCGATAAATCTTCCATCAGGAGTAGTATTTGCTGCGATATCCAGTCCATTCCTAGAATAAGCACCACCAACTTTATTCTCAACTTTCACGTCGATCACATCAGCGACGCCTTCTACTCTATTCAACATCGCATAAAGGCTTGTATAGTTAAAAGGCTCTGCGATATCGAAATGTTGTAGGAAATGATTTTTCGTTGCCTTAAGGCAAGAATCAAGAACATTAAATTTATCATATCCTCCTTTTGTAACAATCATAAAGTTGATCGATAAGTTAATAATTTTTGCGTCCATAATATCAATTGTGTCGTTAACCATCCTGTGTTGGTTAATCCAAGTTTTAATATTTGATTTCAAAATGTCATTAGATTGAGTAAAGTTTCCAGCAGAATTTTGTGATATGATGTACATATTCAAGTTCCTTTTGAAAGAATCTTTATCTTGTAGTACTGCACATCTTTTAACCATTCCGTATTTTGGTGGCATATTATAAACTAAAGCTTTGTAGTCTTCTCTAGTTACGGCTCTATTTTGAGCAGCGAAACTAGATTTCATTCTTATTTTCAATTCTTCAGAAGTAGGGATCCCAGCACTACCAACAATTGGCTCATCGTTTGTACACTCAATTGAGGTAGTGACGCTTGCGACTTTTGACGGAATTAGTGAGGTTTGATTCTCAAATTGAAATATTGGATTAATCAGGTTATTGACTGATCCTACTGCAGCATTAGGGTTATTACTACTATTAGAGCGATAGATTATTCTTAAAACAGTATTAACAGGAGAAACTCCAAACTTGTCAGTACCTAACAGGTTGGAGGGATCAAAATCAGTATTAGTGATATAATCTCTGCCGTATTGTTCCAATACGATATTACTAGGATCAACTACTTTATCAATTTTTATATCCTCTTCCGAGCCATATCCAAAAATCAAATGAGTTACTCCAGATTCTCTTTCTACCACAAATCTTCTTGGTACCGCTGTTGGCTTCAAGATCATAGGCGTAGACGCTCTTGTGTTTTGACTGTAGTTTGGGATATCCCTGTAAATCACATCTTGTCCTAAATGCTCCACTTCGAAATATTCATGTCCTTCTCTATCGGTACAAGACAATATTTCAGAAATGTTGGAATCGCCAAGCAAAATTTTATTGAATTTTTTAAATTCCCCAACAGTTATGTATCTTTCAAATATTGCTCCAGAAACCACTCTCCCAGTCGCCTTAATGATGTACTCGGTTGGCAGCCCTGTGGTAGTATTAACAGCTCCTACAACAATTTCATTATTCGAAGATCTAAAATCTACATCCTCTGTCAATATAAAAGTCTCACCCCCAGTTGAAGTCAATTCGCTACCTTTTTTTAAAATAGGTATATAGCTAGTATCAGGCGTTATTCCGGTTGAATTGGCAGGCACCATTATGAAAAAAGTCACATATCCGCTAGTAGATGGGCGTCCTCTGAACTTATAGCCCATCTGTCTTGCTAATTTTATCACATTATTATATTCATTAGCAGTATCCAAAAAAGATTCGTTTGCCTGATAATCTAGGTAGAATGACAGTATGTCTCCAGTATATGCAACCTGATCCATTACCAAGGAACCGAATGATGCCTGGTTGAAATCTTTGTATGTATCTGGATAGTATCTCTTTGCATGATTAATCAAATCTTGCTTAATTGTCGTAAAATCCCTACTAGTATATCTAATTGGCACTTTTTTGTTTTTATCGTCGTACTTAGCCATTTATTTTTTCTCCTAAACTTCAACTGTCAGTGAGCTCAATATTCCAACACTTGCTACATAGAACTTAATTGTAATTAGCAATCCATTGGACATAATATTTGAATTATTGTTTTCATATGAAAATAAAACATCTACTATCTCAACATATGGAAGATATTCTCTAACTTGTTTGATTATATTAACTTCAATTTTTGAATGTGTCTGTATGTCATTTTGTTCGAACAAGTAATTTTTAATTCCTATTCCAAAATTTGGATCCATAACTCTTTCGCCTTGAGACGTGAGAAGGAGCATTTTTAAATTCTGTTCGACTACCTCTGGAATTGTTTGGTTATTCTCGAAGCCATTAACGGGAGACAGAACTAAGGGAAGTGATGGTGAATAATTTGACATATAATATCCTCAAATCCTAAATAGTTATATAAGCATTTTTATTCTTAGTCAAACGGATTCCTTCTCCCAGCATCAGAACTGTTCTGTCTGCCTTGGTTTGTAGGGTTTATGCCTCCTTGACTAGGGTTATCTTGAGATTCTAAAATCTCAAGACTCTGTCTACCAATTTCTGCTAGCTTTTTTCGCTCTTTTGGATCTAAAAACCCAGTAGCAAGATAAAGAAGTCCTAATGGGCCGATTGGTGGGCCGGGAGCAAATGGAATTAAGTTCATTGGCAAAGCCATCAACGAAGCAAGTTGAGGAGGAATGTTGACGCCAGACAAGCTAGCTCCTTTTCTTATTTTAGAAGCAATCTTGATGTTTGGATCAAATTGTTCTGCAAAGCCTTTTATGATCATCGGAACAGTCATAAGTGCCATTCTCCTTGCAATATCTGAAAAATCTGGTGTGGTTGATGCCTCACTGGATTGATTCATCAATTCCAAATCAGACAAATAGTCTTTGTTGAAAAAGATTCTTGGATCTTCACTCAAAATCTGAATGTTCTTGATCATCATCATTTTCGTACCAGAAAACATTAAATCGATTTCTTCTTTTTCTTGAACCTCTAGGGTTTTGAAAAGCTCAATTGCAGTCATTTTAAGATTATCAACTTTTAAAACATCTTTGATTACATTAATAATTTCGAAATCATCCATAGAGCCTTCCAGAATCATATCTGTTAGAGACTCTTTACTTTGTAAAGTAAAGATTGAGGATTCATCTTTTACCTTTGAAGTTATGTTGGTTTCCCCTAAAGGCAACAAGTAGAAACTCATAAAATCATATCCATCTACAACTCCCGGAAATGGAGGAGGTTGTCCATCTACCGCTACAAAATATGGATTTTTTTGATATTCATAAGCCAACACGTTAGTAAGTCTCTTCATAGAAGATCCTTCTAGGATGTTTTCTTTGAAATTTGAACCAGTTGATAGTAAGTTTGTGTAATTTTCTGATTTAAAAAACTTATCTTCCTCGGTGCATATGTAAGACAATCTCAATAATACTTTGTATTTGCTTCTTCTTGGCTGATCAAGCATTCTATATTCCGAGAACGTTATCTCATTTCCGTTGACAATGTTCTTGAAAACTCTGTGTATTAAAAATTTTTTTCCTCTTTGGTATGAAGTCATGACTTTTGAAGTAAAATCAAAAAGCGAATCTTTGCCCAAATCCCAAGAAAAACCATATTTCATCAATAGCTTTGTAAACTCATCACCTCGATTAAAGAAAAATTTAAAATCTGAATATAATTCTGAGTATATTTCTCTGACTAATCTAGAGAACGCTCCGGAACCATTGTTAAACTCTTCTCCATACAATTCTAAATATATCTCTTTCCACTGCTCGTAAAACACGTCTGGAACAGATATCAAGTATCTCTCCAATCCTTTAAACACGGAAAAGATGAATGGATCTGTGGCGATAGTATCATATGCATTCGAATTATAAAAGCAGTTTTTCATCAGTTCTTCAATAATTTGAATCCTTATCAGCAAATAAGCCAACTGCTTAACAGAAGATTTCTCCAAAGAATCGTCTCCTGCTGCAAACGAGCAATTCGAATTAAATTCCTGTTTTGCAGTATTTTTCGCATCATCCAATCTTAGCAAGTCTAAACCATTACCATCATCAATAATAAACGTAATCATGTCTTCTATATTGAACAAGTTTGATCCACCGCCATCACGATGTGTCCTAAGAGTCTCCAAAACTAATTTAGAAAAATCATATACCATTCTAGATAGCATATCTTTGTTGTTAACCTCTGAATCTGAATATATACTATCTTCTGATTTTGCAGAGCTTTCAATGATGGTTCGTGAATACTGTTTTCTTTCATCACTGAACGAATTGATCCTGTCGGATAAAGCAAACAAATGATTTTTCACTCTCTTTCTGAACCCTACAGATATATAAGTGGGATCTGCATATTGAATATCATCCAAGCACTCAAACTCTCCCGAGTTTTGATCATATTGATTAACAGAAACCATTGATTTTTCATAATCATATTTACTAATGACAAAATTACTTCTAAAGATTACTGACATTTTATCCGTAGATATAGAATTGCTTCCATGAATTACCACTTTTTTGTTGTCAACTTTCTTTTTTGTTTCCGGCAATGGAACTAGTGTTGGTATCCTCTTCTTAGCGTAAATTTCGACTTCAAGTAAATTATCAGGGTTTTTATCTAATTCCCATTCTCCATCTTTATATTTTACAGTTGTATCACTGAGTATCTTTTCGTAATTTCCAGAAACATATGTGAAAAGCTCATCTCCTTCTCCAGTAAAGTTATATCCAAATTCTTTATTAAACACCCCTTTATTTGGAAAATTTCCAGGATATATGCTAGATAAATCTTGCATTTGATACTCAAGCTCCCCCAAGCTATTAGTCAAAACTTCGGATATGAACTGTTCCGTTCCATCAAATTTCAACTTCACATAACCCTCTGAGGATGTGGTAGATAGGAATGCATCTTGAAAATTTGAAGTTTCATTTTTATATTGCATTTTTATGCTGTCAAAAATATTGTCAAATATCATATTATTCACAAAATTCAGTGCTGGAATGGATGATTGCGCTGGCATATATGAGCAAGGACTTTCATCAAATAGCAAAAAATCAACATGATTTTCTTTCACACTTCCGATAGCATCGATAAAGCCCTTCTTTTTTTTCTTCTTTAAATTATTTACAATATTATCAAGCTCATCCTCGATCTCTGGAGTTATTTCCTTGTCGAGTTCATCAAGCTTTTCTCTAAACTTATCCTTAATTTTGCTAAAATCAAGAGGAATTCC